CGACGCCGTGTGGATTATGATCCGAGGCTAACCTTCAGTCGAAAGACTTTGGTTGTCACGGTAATCATAGCCCAAGCGATTTATCTCGCTGGTGATGCTCTACTTTTCGGGCATAGTATATGCCAGTAGGTAGAGAGCTAGTTTGCATCGAGTAGTAACACCTTTCCAGTAAACCAGGCAATCCTGCTTGGAGCTGGATGGTGTACTTTAAATCCAACTCATATGAGGAGTAGATTCATGACGAATGACCTAAAGTTGTCGACACGCTTATTGCTGTCGCTACAGAAGGCCGGCCACAACTCCATGCCGCCCGAGCGGTTCAACGAACTCCTCAACGAGGGGTACGCGGACTGCTTGGACGAAACGGAACGTGGCCACATCGCACGGCTCTACTCCACCTCCTACGCACGCTTGATTGCGATGCGGGAGGAACGTGAGTTGGGGCTCGAGATCAAGTTGAACCCCGGCTACTCGTGCGTCGTAAAAGACGTTAACGAGCTGTTGGGGTTCTACCTCTGATCAGCAGACATCACAGACGTAGGCTAGGGTGGAAACCGTGAGTAATCACGGAGACCTTAATAGCCTGACGTCACTCTGGTCTAGTACAGCCAATGATTTGGCTGTACGATGTTGCACTAGCGCCGCCTTGGACATAAACTATGTCCGAGGTCGGACCAAACACGAGGGGTTGTCCTTTTTGGGGATAACCCTGGCGGACTTTGGTAAAGCCGTCCAAAAATGGCTGAACCAAGGTTTCGTCGTCCCTTCGGACGCTCCGTCTTTCAAGATGAAGCGTCTTACTGGTCTCCCTGCATTTTTGCAAGGTTTCCTTGGACGTGTGTTTGATCCTGCTAGCGGTGTGCTCTTGAACGATCCTGATATCGAATCTATCTATGCGATTCGTCAGCTAACGCTGATGTTCGCTAAGATTGGACTTCCACCGGACCCTTCCCAGGGTAACCGGTCTCGGGTGGTAACACCTGAACGGGAGTACCAAGCGATGTCAGAATATGTTCAATGTGAGCATGATGTTAAGGCCGCAGATTCGCGACTTGACCCTCTTTACATAGAGGATTTCAAACGCGTAAGTGCGATGCTATTTGGCGATTTATTTGCCAAAGTGGATAGAGATGTCCACTGGGGTCGTTTGATCCCAAAGCATGGTCCAGGCGCTGTCGCTGACAAGCTTCGCAGTAATGCGAAGTGGAATCAGCGAAACTGGCCCGCTCGTCTTCAGCCGTATTTTCCGGCTGAAGAGTTTCTCATTCCAAATCTCAAGCCTGTTTATCAGGAAGAGTTAGGTCGAGAACTTAACATCGTCGAACCTGGTTCGGAAACGCCCGTTAGGGTAATTACCGTTCCTAAAACGCTCAAAACGCCTCGGATCATTGCTATTGAGCCGACTGCTATGCAATATGCACAACAGTCTCTCCTTCGCTCGATCCTAAGTGCGGTTAAAGAGGATGGTTTCCTCTACCGTACTGTCGGTTTTGACGACCAAGATCCCAATCGGGATATGGCTCGTTCCGGTTCCCTCAGCGGGGAACTGGCTACACTCGATTTGAGTGAAGCTTCCGACCGCGTTTCGAATCAGCATGTACGCTACTTGCTGGAAGACTATCCTCATTTATTTGAGGCCGTCCAAGCCTGCAGGTCGCGGAAGGCTGACGTACCTGGTCATGGTGTACTTCGCCTGGCCAAGTTCGCGTCTATGGGTTCAGCTCTTTGCTTTCCCTTTGAAGCCATGGTCTTTACGACTGTGATCTTCATCGGAATTGAGCGAGAGTTGAGCACACCTCTTTCCCGGAAGACTCTAATTAAAGAGTACTCTGGGCGGGTGCGTGTCTTTGGTGACGACTTGATTGTCCCCAGAGACAACGTGCTGAGCGTGATCGACGAACTCGAGAATTTTGGTTTTCGGGTTAACGTCGGCAAGTCCTACTGGATCGGAAGATTCAGAGAGTCTTGCGGTAAGGAGTACTACGAGGGCCATGACGTTTCTATTGTCAAGGTCCGTCGTATGTTTCCTTCGCATCGGCAGCAGGTTGATGAGGTCATATCGCTCGTTTCTCTTCGCAACCAGATGTATAACATAGGTTGCTGGAAAACGACGGCATGGCTCGATGAGAAGTGG